AGAGTTATGATAAGTATACCGATGATGAATTGATGGAAGAAGTTAAAGAGTATTATCCCGAACTTTTGGAGGAAAACTGATGCGAATTGCGTTCACGGTTATGATCATTATGCTGGGTGCAAATCTGATGCTCAGTATACTTGACTCAAACATGTTGGAGATGATTGAATCACGCAATCAGAAATTAGAGCAGTTGATTAACACAAACTGAGTCAGCTGCCCGACCAATTGGCGAACCGTCCATCCGTTAACCGTGTCTTAGCCCTGGTCTGCAATTATAGGAGCATGAAAAACACAAAAACCATTCTCTCCAATCCCCAGACCCTGCAGGACCTGCAGGATTTCCTATTCGACACGATGGTCCCCGCTGACCTTGCGGTTGATTGGTTCTGTGAGCAGTTCGACGTGAATGCCACGGATGAGGTCATCGATTTCGTGGTTGATGCCCACTTTGCTTTCTTCGGGGAGTGACAGTCGGCGTAGTGTCACAATTTTTTGGCACTGCCTCTCAGATCGCCTATTATTCTATCAAGTCAAACGAAACGACCCCATGCGTAAGATTGAATCCCAGATGATCGCTGCCGTTCGTGAGAACCGCAACTGGAGCAGTGGTAACACCTCTGTGACCTTTGACCCTGAGACCGGCGCGTCTAAGGTTTTCCTGCACGGGAACTTCATCGCCACTGTGACGGATGACACTCTAGAGTTGTTCGATGGCGGGTGGCAGTCCGTCACTACGAAATCGCGTCTGAATGCTCTGTGCTCTGCTTTCGCCTATGCTGGGGAGGGTGTTTTCCAACAGGATTGGAAATGGTATGTTCGTCGCTGGGTTGGGCAGTTGGGCGCTCAGTCCTGCTGGAAAACTGAGGAATTCTATTCCGGTTATCTGCTGGCATGAACCAATTGACGGGGTGGCACAATCGTCACCCCAAACCGCTTCCATCCGTGCTTATAATAGGGTCATGAACAAAAACCTCCACATCGAACACCCCGAAGACTCCATCCTCACAGGAGATCTGGGGTTCCTCAAAGCAATCCATCAGACCCCGCACCTGAGCGTTAAGATTGACGGTGCACCTGCCATCGTATGGGGAACTAACCCCGCGAACGGTAGGTTCTTCGTTGGCACTAAAAGTGTCTTCAACAAAGTAAAAATTAAAATCAACCATTCTCATGCAGAAATTGATCAAAACCACGTGGGCGAGGTTGCAACTATTCTGCACGCTTGTCTTGATTGGTTACCTCATACAGTTAATGTATACCAAGGGGATTTTATTGGTTTCGGTGGATCTGACGAATATACACCCAACACTATCACGTACCGTTTCTCAGAGGTAGTAACTGAGAAAATCATCATTGCTCCTCACACTACTTACAAGTGCGACAAAGATCTGAGGGATGCTGTTGCCTACCCTCTGCCATCTTATGCACTCGCTAGCAGGGAATTCTCCTGCCGTTTCGTTCAACCTGAAGCGGGAACTTTCTCCGGTTATGTTGGTCAACTGGACAAAGAGTTTGAGTTGCCTCCCGTCGTTGATATGATCAATGAACTAATCCCTACCGTAGACTTTGCCACTGATAAGGAAGCGAAGCAGATTAAGCAGAATGTGAATCGTTCCCTGCGTGAGGGTTATCCACTCACAAACGACGACTTCTTAGGTAAAGAGTCACTCATGCACCTCTACGGTTTGGTAATCTATTTGAAGGAAGAATTGCTCGCTCAGTGTCGTCAACTGAACAGACCTGAAGCATACATCGGACAGGATAGAATCGATGCTGAGGGTTACGTTATGTGGTCACAGTTCGGCACATTTAAGTTGGTTAATCGTCAACTCTTCAGTGTAGCAAATTTTGCTAACGGTAAGTTCTCCAAAGTGACAGAAAAGCAACTGTCCACTATTTCTTGAAACGTGCCACTGATGTCCTATTGTATGAACAACAGCAAAGCAAACGAATGACTCTCACCACTCTTCAAACCGTTGCTAAGTTGAAAGTAACCGATTTCTCTGGGTTTGACAAACCTGCCAAGAATAAGGGTGCCAGAGGTCAACTTATTGAACTTGCGTTGGGTATACCAAATAGCAGCAAATTGACTGACCTTGTTGATGGCGAACTGAAAACTTTCACAGTTGGTGAATCAATCGCTGTGACACAGTTAAAGCATTGCCTCTCTGAAATCATTGAGGACAGTGTTAGTTTTGCTGACTCAAAAGTTGGCGCTAAGTTGAAACAAACCATTTACGTTGGGTTTACACGTACCAACGAATATGTGGGCACTGAAGTACTGAATGAGGAAACTCACTCTGAACACTATCAACAACTGTCTGAGGATTATGATTACATTTGCACCGCAATCCGTGCTGCATTTGAATCAGGGTCTGAATTATCTACAGTAACTGGACCTAACGGACTTCTACAGATTCGCACTAAAGCGAGTAAGTCTAAGACCGGTAATTACACCCCACTAATGTTTGCTGGACAGCAGTTAAAAAACAAAGGTATGGCATTCTATCTGTGTGGGCAGTTTGGTAAAACTTTTGTGTGACGCCTGAGCAGGTGTCCTCATTCGTTGGGTGTCGGCAGGGTCCGGCTGTATTATTTGAGAGAACACAACACAGGAGACACGGATGAACGGATGGGCAAATTGGGAGACCTGGTGCGCTTCCCTCTGGATCAGCAATGAAGAGCACCTCTACCGCCTGGCACGGATTTATGGGCACAGCGGATATGATGCCCTGGTTCCTGTCCTGGAAACCTTTGGCGAAACCAACGGCGACGGTCTGCGGTGGGATGACCCAGCGATTGACCGCACCGAAATGGATGAGATGCTCAGCGACCTCTGAGCTCAGTCGTTCGTGAATCAGCAGCCCCCCGCCGGTCGGGGGGTTTTTTGTGCGGGCGCGTGGTTATAAAACGACTAGGTACCATTAAGCTATAAAGTCTTGCTTTCGCGACCTCAATATCTCCCTCTCAAAAAAATTCCGAGCATATATAAAATCAAGTGTAGAGTTCACCTATATGCAAAAAAATCGCGCAGAAAATTTTACGACCATAGAAGTCGATCCTGTAAATGGGGAGCACTATGTGATTATCCCTGAGTGGATATGCGACGAGAAGCAGTGGTTCGAAGGGACGGAAGTCAATATCGAAGTCGAGGTCGATGGGATTGTAATAACCGAACAAGAATGATGCATTGACACCGTATAGATAATGGTGTATGATATGAAAGTAATTAACTTATCTCATGGCTAAAGGATTTACAGTAAAAGCAAACAAAGCCGGTGGCAAGGGTACCCAAGAAACACAGTGGGACTACGAACTGGCAAAGAGTATGGTAAAGGGCAAGACCATTGTATTCTGTCTGCCCGGACGTGGAGTGTCTTACACATTTTTGAAGAGTTTCGTACAACTCTGTTTTGACTTGGTACAGGCAGGTGCAAGTATCCAGATCTCTCAGGATTACAGCAGCATGGTGAACTTCGCACGCTGCAAGTGCCTGGGAGCAAATGTCTTGCGTGGACCCGACCAACTTCCACGGAACGGTAAGTTGGAGTACGATTGGCAGTTATGGATTGATTCTGATATTGTTTTTAATACTGAAAAGTTCTGGCAGTTGGTTCTAATGGACAAGAGCATTGCTGCTGGTTGGTATTGTACGGAAGACGGGCAGACGACCTCTGTTGCTCACTGGTTAGAAGAGGATGACTTCAAGAACAATGGTGGAGTCATGAATCATGAAACGCTTGAAACGATTCAGAAGCGTCAGAAACCCTTTACTGTCGATTACACCGGATTCGGTTGGGTACTGATTGAGAAGGGTGTATTTGAACATGAAGAGATGAAGTATCCTTGGTTTGCTCCTAAGATGCAAGTCTTTGAGTCTGGTGCAGTACAGGATATGTGTGGAGAAGATGTAAGTTTCTGTCTCGATGCTATCGATGCTGGTTTTGAAATCTGGTGCGACCCTCGTATTAGAGTTGGTCACGAGAAGACAAGGGTTATCTGATTGTAATGGACAGATATACTATACTCGTCAAAGGAAAGGTCTTATGGGAAGATCTGGGAGAGTTAGAGTATTTTGATAAAATGCAGGACTTGGCAATTGAGTATTATCAAACTGGATCACCAAGTCCTTCTGAACTTGAAACTAAAATCATTGAGGTAAATCATGGCAATTAAGCGTTCATTAAGTGGTGGTAAGACCATTGAGGCAAAACCTAAAAAAACTCGTCAAGGGTGTGGACAACATACAAAATACGCTGCGTCGTCTCGTAACTCGGCTCGTAAAAGATATCGGGGACAAGGGAGATAGATAGTTAAAGATACTTAATACATCATGGCTTGTTTAATAACCAACCTTCCTTCAATGGAAGTATGGGTACGGAAAGAATACTTAACCGACCATCAATCAGGTCATGGTGAATTTGTCAAGGGCGTCTGGGTGTCGTGTAAGTCGATACCTGGGCGTACTTTTTATTTTGAGACTTATTTACCAGAATATGCTGCGATGTATGATAAGTTGCCTATTAGTGCATTCTTAGCAGAACCAGAGACACCAGACCCTGATTTAGACCTTCCTAATT